AGTTGTCCCTGTTTGTGCTGTGGAACTTGTGTGTCTGGCCTAATCAGCTTCATGTCTCTTGACTGTGCCCTCTCCAAGCAAAGTTGCAAGGTTCCTAAAGTCGAATTTGTTCTGCTGGAAGGGCACAAAAAGACAATAGATCTATCTTTTGCTGAGAAGTGAGAAATAGCTATGTAAATGACGACATGGGGGTTCTCTTGGTAGCCTCGCGACATGATTTCATGAACTGTGTCTGTGTAATTCCTTCTCAGCCATGGAACCTGTTCTTGGTACTCGGTAAACATTACCAGGTTGTCGCCTCGTGGATGACCATTTGATATTCCGAACCACACAAACTTTGCTACTTCGAGCAAATCTAGCGCAATCGAGGTCCTGGTCTTCGGTGTGTGCAACTTTGTCAGGCATTTTCTTTTTCTACCACAGGCAACCAGGTTGTTCTGATCGTAGCCAATGAACAGATCATCGACGAAATCAAAGAACTTGTTCTCTGGACACATCATGGGAGCTGGATTCACTCTATTCTTGATGACGGATATCTCCTTCAGGAAATAACATAGCGACACTTTTAGTCTCTCCCATACCAACTGGTTGTTGAAGGATAAGGTCATGCATGGTGAGTTTGTGATGTATGCAGAGCTTTGGTGCATGAGTGAGTAATTCTCCATTGAGAATGATCTGGCAACACCAGGAGTCAGTGCTTTCATCAGAATTTTCGTCTTAACCTCATCGATCGTCGTTGACGTCATGTATAACATTTCGGGTCTGTCATTGATGCTATTCTTTAGTGAATAAATGCCAAGCTTGTCAGTCATCTTCTTCCGGAATACGTTATACTTCCTATTAGCTCCTATGATGAGCTGCAAACTGTGTGACATGCCTATGACATCATCAATTTCCCCTCCAATGAATTCGTTTAGGACTCGCTCTGTTAACTGGGAGCTCCGACTGTTCCTCATATGTCTAGTCCACGTGTAGTCGAAACCCAGCTTGGTACCAACTATGGGCTGAGTCCAGATGTACTTCATGGTGGAATGATGGTCGTGCTCAATGATTCTGGACTTCATTTCATTCCAATATTCATCTGGCAGGTACAGGTAGCCTAAGCATTCATAATGTTGCAAAGCGCAGGATAGTTCGATCACCTTGCCAATTTCAATTGTGCCACCATTCTCAACATATGATGATATCAAATTGTGATCTAGTCTCTGCCTCTCTACCAAGCTTCTAGAAGTTGAACCAATCACTGCAGCAAATGAGAACTTTGTGGGGATTGATAGTATGGTATTCTTGAATGTCCACGACGAATTAAACTCCTCGATGTTACTAAACACAAAACGTGTGGACTTCTCCAATGACATCTTAGCACACATGAGTGGATAAGACTCACTAAGTGTCTGCGAAACCCAACACAGAGTTGTCTTAATCTTTGCATGTGTTCTTGGTTCTGGATCGGTATCAAAGAACACTGTGATTATCATGGATGCATCATCTGATGAGCATTTTGTGGTGATCACAACATCTTTGATGTCCTTAAAAGATCTCAACATCATTTCAAACAGCTTCTTGAACATCAACATGTGACCAGCATGGATGATGGTGCTGACATAGTGGAGAATTCCCTGCATGAAGTTAGACAGGTTCTTCACGTAGACAGACATGCCATTGTTCAGATCACCACCAGCTTCACTGAGGAATTGTTCTTTCAGCTCATTCATTGAATCTTCAAATGATCGTTCGTGAGGCTTTTGCAAGTACTTCTTCATCAGGTTGGCTGGCAGTTCATGACGCTTATTCGTGACTAAGTTCAAAATACCCCTAACAACATT